CGCACAGTGATTGGAGCAGGAACGGGTACTGGACTTACCGCTCGTACTCTCGGAACACAGAACATTGGCGAAGAAACCCACTTACTTACTAGCGCTGAGTCTGGGATTCCTGCTCACCAACACCAAATACCCATTGACAATTCATACAATGCCGCAAGTAGCGGTGGCGCTGGACATTTTGCTTTGAATAATACGGGTTATAATTTGGTAAACAGTAATCAATCGGTTTATGCAAACACAGCCGCAAACGCCGCATCTGCTCACAACAACATGCAACCCTCGGCAGTCGTTAATAAAATTATCAAAATCTAGGAAATACAATGCCTGATAAACCCTGGGCTCCTCAGCCCCCAGTACCCCACCAAGAACCAAGCCCGATTTACCCAAGGATAGAACTATGACAGACGCAAGACAGGATGTAGTGAACTGGGCTAACTGGGCCGTTGCCAACCGTGGTGGGTTTACTTACACTGAGGGGCCACAGCGCATGGAAGGCATCGGGCATCCTGGTATCCCCTGCCATGCTGACTGCTCAGCGTTTGTCACCCTTTGCTACAACTGGGCTGGCGTAAGTCAAGACCCAAATGGGCAGGGCTACGACGGGCAAGGCTACACCGGTACGTTGCTTTCACACGGGCAACAGATTGACATTTCTCAAGTGGTACCCGGCGATGTTATTGTCTACGGTCCCGGCACAGGCGACCACACAGCTCTTGTTATTCAAGGTGGCAGTAACCCTTTGACCGTTTCGATGGGGCAACAGGGCGACCCAAACTATTGTTACGTTTCGCAAGACGGACGCCAGCCACAACGCTACTTACGTTTTGACACCACCAAGCCTGGCCCTCCCCCTGCCCCTGCGCACACTTGGACTGGATCGCCATCGCTTCAAGTAGGCCAACGACTTCAACAAGGTCAGATGCTTGCATCCCCAAACAAGCAGTACGCCGCCATGTTGCAAACGGACGGGAACTTTGTAATTTACAACAGCACCAATCAACCCTTATGGGCTGACGGCGGTAACAATGTCTTTGGTTCAACATTTGTACTTTTGCAAACAGACGGAAACCTTGTTCACTATTTATGGAACAACCATCCGCTGTGGTCTACTGCCACTCAGAACCGTGGAGCAAAGTTCCTGACCATGCAAGATGATGGCAACCTAGTCCTTTACAACGCACAGAACCAGGCTCTTTGGGCTAGTAACACCCACCATTGAGTCATGCTTGCTTCGTTATCGGGTACATGGAATCTATGGCTGAGCCTGCTTGCTAGTGCAGGGTTTGTCATCGGGTTCGGTTTCGCCATTCTTCGATGGGGACACAATCAAATTGTTGCAAGTGTGGAAGAAAGGATTTTGGTGGTCAGAAACGCTGTCACCCCAAACGGAGGATCAAGCATGGCTGATGCGGTCAAGAGGATTGAAACCCAGTTGCAAACAATCGGCGAACGCCAGAAGGATATCAAGAACGAACTTGACGCAGTAAAAACAGAATTAGATGAACAAGGATTGAAACTAGAGCGCCACTTGGGGGCACACGAAGGATTGTAAGTGATTGACAAATGGAAAAGATACACAGCGAAACAAGGAGCAAAGGCCCTAACAAGGTTCGACGCTTGGTTCACAAGTGGTCGTTGCGTTTGGCAGACGCTTGGCGTATGCGTTGTTATTGTAATTGTGGAAGTTGCATGGCCCAGCCTCGACCCCCACTGGTTCTGGTTGCTCGTTCTGCTCACGGTGTACTCGGCAGTGACGCAACCAGCGCTGGCTCAAGCAACAGCGGTGCAATCAAAGGAACTCCAAGTACTGATAGCGGAAATCAAAAAGATGGCGGAAACCCAAGCTGTTGAACTTGAAGAAGAAGGCGAAATCCTCGACGACGTGCGTACAATTTTGAAAGACGTGCACGGTAAATGACGTGGGCGATCATCGGTTATTCATTAGTAGGGTGTATCGGGATGGCCGTGATGGACTCTGTGGGTACCGTATTAGTCAAAGCCGTAAGTGCAGGCCGTGGCAACCTGGCTGGGTCAATGGATGCCGTGGGCGATCTAGCAAAAATCACCATCCTGTCTGTCGCCGCTACCAGATTGACCAGCAATTACGGAATATGGGGCTGGCTTGGCGTGTTGCCAATTTTGATAACAGGGTTCTTCGTAACCAAGCACGCTACTAAACTCTCCATGAAAATTGAGAACGATGAAGAAGCGGCTGAGGAGGAAGCGAAGGAATCCAAGATGCGCTGGATGGAGCGAGAACTCATCCTCCTAAAACAGCAAGCCAAAAGGCGCTAAACTATGGCCCTATGCCATTTGTATCTGTATTTACTCCGTCGCATGATCCTAAGTTCCTGGACGACGCCTACGATTCTCTAGTCGCTCAGTCTTATGAAAACTGGGAATGGATAGTAGTTCTCAACGGCGGGGCCGAATGGTCTAAGCCCAATGATGAGCGAGTGTGGGTCCACCAATCTGACCTTACCGGTATTGGAGCTTTGAAACGAGAAGCCATCGCTGCTTCCGAGGGCAAGGTATTGGTTGAACTAGACCACGACGACATTCTTATGGATGATGCCTTGGAGGAAATCGTTCGAGCCTTTGATAACCACCCCGAAGCCTCTTTGGTTTATGGCGATACTTCTCAAATGGACGTGAGCAAGAAGCCTAACCATGATCTGTTTGACTTGACAAATGGCTGGAAATATACCGAACGAAGCGACGGGTTCCTTCACACCCATTCTTTCGCTCCGCTCCCTTCTAACGTATCGTACATTTGGTACGCTCCTAACCACCCAAGAGCCTTTTTGCGGGCCGTATACGAAGCCGTAGGGGGCTATGACGCCAACCTAGACGTGCTCGACGACCAAGACCTGATGAATCGGCTCTATCAGCGTGGCCCTTTTGTACATCTCCCTAAGGTTTTGTACAAACAAAGAATTCATGCCGATAACACCCAACGTGACCCTGATAAGAACTTGAGGATTCAAGAAGGGACAGTTGATCTCTACGACCAGAACATCCAACCCAACGCTTTAGCCTGGGCCAAACGAGAGAATCTCTTGGCGATTGACCTTGGAGCCGCCCACAACCCGGCCTATGGCTACAAAACCCTGGATAAACAAGGCGTAGCGGATTACCTTTGCGACGTAACTGAGGGTTTGCCGTTCCCCGACAACTCGGTTGGAGTGATTCGAGCTGTGGATTTCCTTGAACATATTCCCGACAAAGTATTTCTGATGAATGAGATACATCGCGTCCTGGCTCACGGTGGGATGCTGCTCAGTCTCACCCCCAGCACCGACGGCAGGGGAGCCTTTCAAGACCCGACTCACGTTGCCTTCTGGAACGAAAACTCTTTTTGGTATTTTACGGACGAGAACTACGCACGTTTTGTACCGGAAATAACAGCACGCTTCAAGGTGTCAAAGTTGGAAACCTATTATCCGAACGATTGGCATGAGCGCCACAAAATTTCGTATGTATGCGCTAACCTTGTGGCAATAAAGGACGGGCCTAGAATTGCAGGAAAGGATTACATATGAAACCACCATTACCCGGAGACTTAGTACTTGCTCACAGCAAGGGAGCCTTCGCAATCTTGATCCGCTTCGGACAATGGCTTCGTCCATCGTGGCGACCATACAAATACTGGAACCATGCGGCAATTATTACGCACGTTGAACCTAAGAGTGGTGAGATTTGGTGTATGCAGATGGGTCGCCGGGGCCAATTGGTTTCAATTGACAAAGTTTCTCCTGGCGGTGTTCATCAGATTCGTCCCATACCTGAAGGGATAGATCGAATTCGAGCCATTGACTACGCCCTGCGTCAAAACGGGATCAAGTATTCCGTTGCGGCCATTTTTTCTATTGCTTTGAATCTGCTCACCCCAAAGGCAATCGCTTTTGATTTTCGTAGACGTGGTGATGCTTTGATTTGTTCCGCTTTGGTGGCAAGATCGTGGGAGCATGGCGGTTGGGATTGTCCCGGCGATCCCTTTCAGATCACCCCAGCTGAACTAGCATGGATTACAACGCCAAAGGAGAACGGGTGAAACCAATTGAACTAACAACTCACGTTGTCATTCCTGATACTCAAGTAGCGCCAGGAGTCCCGTTAGACCATTTGAAATGGATCGGGCAATACATTGTGGACGAGTTCGCTGGTAAGCCAAACGTCAAAATAATCCACCTTGGCGATCATGCCGATATGGAATCGCTCTCCTCTTACGATCAAGGCAAAAAGGAAATGGAAGGTCGGCGGTACAAAGCAGATATAGGGGCGGCAAATTATGGATTTGAACTACTCAATAAAGCAATCACCGATTACAATTTGGTCCGAAAGCAATACAAAGAAAAGCGCTGGTACCCAGAACGTCATATTCTACTTGGGAACCACGAAGATCGGATCAACCGGGCGATTAGCTTGGATGCCAAACTCGACGGCACAATCTCCACCGACGACCTTGACTACGCTCGCCTCGGTTGGAAGGTTCATCCATTCAGGAAAATCGTCTGGCTGGATGGGGTTGGGTATAGTCACTTCTTTTACAACCAAATGAACGGTAGGCCGATTGGTGGGATGGTGGAAACCATGCTCAAAACCATTGGTCACTCATTCACTCAGGGTCATCGTCAGGGTATGTGGTACGGCGTTCGGTACGTCGCTGGCAAACAACAGGCAGGCTTAGTCGCAGGCTCTTGTTATCTGCATGACGAAGATTACCTTGGGCCACAGCAGTCCTATTGGCGCGGCGTGGTCGTCAAGCACCAAGTAGAGGACGGATCGTACGATCCCATGTTTGTTAGTTTGGATTTTCTTTGTCGTAAGTATGTGGGCAAGCGGTTGGAGGACTACACTCCAAAGATATTCGCCCCCTCACACGACAAGGAATAACATGACCGATATAGTTGCCCTGTGTAGTCAATGCGGGAAAATGCTAGGCAAAAAGACTAACGCTGAGTACCTCCGACCTTCCGAATTAGCCAGTGCAGTAGCCGATTATCGCCACGAACCCCACGAACACAAAAAGAAATAATTGACTTTGGCGAAATTGTCCATTACTGTTTCTTGAATCGTCAAACAAGGAGGAAATATGACGAATTGGAAAATACCAGTAGTCCCTGAATACGGGCAGTTATGGCTAGAGGAAAAGCAACGGCAGGATGCAGAGCTGGGAGACAAACCCAAAGCCTTTGATACTCCGTTCCGCTACAGCGACAGCGGCAAGTGCGCTAGAGCGCTGGCTTACGGTGCGTTGAACTATCCCAAAGATCCATTTGATATGGCTGGCACGATGGTCACAACTCTCGGCACAGAGATTCACGAAAAGATTCAGAACGCTATCTCAAATTACTATGACGCTTCGTTTGAAGTGCCATCGCAAGTCGGTCCAACGTCCGGTTCTGCTGACGGAATAATCCTTGATGGTGAGTTTCGTATCTTGTTGGAAATCAAGACGATGGGTGGGACTGCGTTCAAAAAGTCCATTGGCATTTCGTACAAGGGAATCAACAACCCTTCTGGCCCCCGCACTAGCGCTTTGCTGCAATCGGCGTTGAACGCTGTGGCAAATAATTGTCACTACATCGTGATTGTTCACGTTGGGACAGAGGCCGTGTCTAAAGGCATGGCTGAGAAAGCTGGAATTAGCGAAGCCGAGCGCTGTGTCGCTGAGTGGGTTATTCCTGCTGAAGTGTTTGAGCCCTGGGCAGACCAGGAAATACTTCGACTTACCGAAATTGTTGAAGGACTCAACGAAGGATATTTACCGGAGCGTTTTGCAGTAGCCGACGACTTCGGATTAGAAAGCCTCAGCCCAGAGGGAAGCCGGGAACACTGGATGTGTACGTACTGTTCGTACAAGGATCAGTGTCTCGCAGACGGACCAGGCCAAGTGCCTGTCGAAATAAAGGAGAAATTATAATGGCACATTTTGATTTGAGTAACTACGAAACGGTAGCCTCACGAATCACTAAGTTTTGGGAGGACTACCCCAACGGCAGAATCGCTACGGACGTAACCTACATCTCGGAGAGCGGAAAGCAGTTTGTCGTCAAGGCATCTGTGTACCGTGATATCGCTGATGAAGTCCCGGTGTCTACCGGTTTTGCTGAGGAACACTTTGCTGACCGAGGCCCAAACGAAACATCTCCGTTGGAGAACTGTGAAACTTCTGCTATTGGTCGTGCTTTGGTGAACTGGTACATGAGTTCCACCGCCGAAAACCGTCCATCTCGAACTGAAATGGAGAAGGTAAACAACCATTCCAAGGGTTCCCCAGCCCCAGAGAAGGCAAAGGAAGTGGCTCAGCAGGCTCGTTCGGGCTCCCCAAAGATTGAAGTCGCTGAGGATTCTCGGTGGGACACAATTTTGCAAGGGGCACAAGCTGACCCATCCAACACATTCCTGAACGACTTGGCCGAGAAAGGTAAGAAATGGGGGAACCTGAGCGACAAGCAATTGGGCGCAGGGTTCAACGCAGCACGCAAAGTTCTGCAAGAGAACCCAATTGCCGCTGACACTCCATTGATCGCCAAGGTTGAAGAAGCCTTTGGTGCGGTTGAAGAAGGTTGGGCAACGGGAGAAGAACCATTTTAATAATTGACATATCCCCCCTGGGGGACAATAATCAGATCAGACCATTTATCAAGGAGGAATAATGGGAAAGATAAAGCAAGCAATGTTAAGCGAATTGCCGGACAACGACAAAATCTTTGCTAAAGAATTGGCAGGGATTACTGACTTTGATCTGTTGATTCAATGGGTTGAAGATATCGCTGGCGATAATTGGAATTCAATGGCAAGAGAAACATTCTTGTATTGGCTTCGACGCTACGAAGCAGGGAAGATGTTGGCCTACCGTCACAAAGACCCAGTTACTTCACGCCAGGGCGACAAGGACAATCGGTTGCGGAGAAGCTCACAACAATTTCGCTGCCTTCAAATCTATGGGCGATACCCAAACATCGGTTGTACCAATGAGGAAGTCGGTTTTCTGTCCGGTTTAGATCAGTCAAACGCTTGTTATTGGAAGCGTTGTTCAGAACTTCGTGCGTTGGGTTTTATTGAGGACACCGGCAAGTACGAATTGGCTCGGTCTGGGTCACGCCAGATGGTTTGCCGGATTACCGAATTAGGCATTAGTGCATTGAATGAGGCAAAATGAGTCAGCGAGCTGAGAAACAGGACGATGGGTTTCACTTGACCCTTGACGAAATTGAGAAGCGCTTGGCCGGGGAAGGTTGGGGGCAGGAGGCTGACAAGATCATCAAAGATTTGTTGGCGGTAGTCCACGATGCCGAAGCCATGGCGTTCGATATCAAATCCCTGCTTGACCGTCTTACTTTGGAGGGAAAGATATGAGCGACAATTGGAAAGAAAAGGCTGCTTGTCGAGGCGTTCCGATCAGCGTGTTCTACCCCCCAGAATACGACGAAAAGCAAGGTGATTGGAAATTGGAGACAGCGTTGAGTTACTGCGACACCTGCAAAGTCAAGAAAAAGTGTCTTGATGCTTCAATTTTTGGGGATCATGGTTTGGAGCCGAAAGGTGTGTGGGGTGGTTTACTGCCTCACCAACGAAAGAGCATAGTTTTCAAAAATAAAAAATCCCAAAACGTAGAGCGAGAAGATTGTGGGACTGTGAAGGCTTACGCCCAACACTTGCTTTACAAAGAAAAGACCTGCCAACTTTGCAAGGATGCACATGCAGCGCAACAACGGGATCGTAGGGCACATTTGAAAGGAACTAAATGAAACGATTGTTCACGGCGCTGGTAGCCATCGGGTTGATGTTTCCAGGAGTGGCCGGTGCACTAACACCGAACCACCACCTGCGAATGAACTCAACATTGCCACTTGAAAGCGTCATACCATCGGTAGCGAAAGCGATTGTACCAGTAAATTACTCAGAGTGGGCGCACGTAGCTCTGTGTGAATCGGGTGGTTGGAATGTTCTTGGTTTTGCCTACCCCGACTCGCTGGGTTTGACTGCGCAGAATTGGTACGCTTTCGGCGGAGGCTCAGATACTTCACCAGAGGCGCAGATTGCGGTGGCGGAAAGATTTATAGCGGCCTACGGAATCTCAATCCCAGATCAGAATGGATGTGCCGCATGGTAATGAAATTATTTATGTGTGACAAATGTGGAAAGAAGGAGAAGGCGTTGGCCACCGAAATGAGTCACCCGTGTCCCAAGAACTCGCTCACTCGACCTGAGCGTATGACCCTTGTGTGTGAAAAGCACAAGATTGAAGCTGATGGTGCAGGTCATCGAGCTTGCCTAACTTGTAGGAGGACAAACTAATGGGACACTGGTGCGAGGACTGTCGAGGAAACACGGGG